GGCAAACACAGAAGGCAATACCGATTTGATGAGATCGTTCGGTGTACACCATTCGGAGTGGTCATGGATTGGATCACAATTTGATTATGTCATAACCAATAATGGAACAATCTCTATGTTAGAGGCTGATGTTGAGCATTTGAAAAGGGTCTTTACAGGACCAATTAATACTGATACAATTAAATCTGTTGCTTAAATAAAGGAGAATATATTATGAATTTGAATGAACGTACACTTTCTGTTTTGAAGAACTTCGCCAGCATCAATTCTGGTGTGGTCATTCGAAAGGGAAAAGTTCAAAGAACTATTAGTCCAGAAAAGACCATTCTTGTTGAAGCAACATTGGATGATAATTTCGATGTAACATTTGGTATCTATGATCTAAATCAGTTTTTGGGAAACGTGACCACTCTCAATAATCCGAACCTCACATTCACAAGTGAGTTTGTTACCATGGATGATGGTGAGATTGAATTGAATTATCATGCATGTTCTTCCAATCTGATCGTTTCACCGCCGGACGATAAAGGACTTTTGATGAAATCTCCTGATCTGACATTCAAACTGTCACAATCGTCGCTCAATAAGATTTTGAAAATCGGCGCGTTGAACAATTTTCCTAATATTTCCATCATAGGAAATTCAAAAGGTCTTTATGTTCGTTCTCATGAATTGAAGAACGATATGTCTAACTATGCGGACATGCGCGTAGCTGATCATGAGGGTGCTGATTTTTCTGTAACCTTCAAGACGGATAACTTGCGTCTTATTTCAGACACTTATCATGTGCAGATTAAGGTTGATGGTTTCTCTTGTTGGACTAATACAGACAATACTCTGAAGTACTTTATCGCAATGGAAATGAAGTAATACAATCATCTTCAATCAATTAACAAAATATCATAAAGGATTATATCATGACACTTATTGGACACAACAGCACTTCTGTCAACGTTTCTTCTCTTAACGAGACTGAACGTAAGAGGTTGAAGAAGGGTATCATGGAATTGAACGACTCTTTCACTCGCGTATCTGCTGAGAGAGACTTGCAGAAAGAAATTATTACAACACTTCACGATGAACTTGGTGTCGATAAGAAGCTACTTCGTCGTATGGCAAAGGCATATTTCAAGGCCAACTTCGGTGAAGAGGTTGAAGAGAATAAGGCATTTGAAGAGTCTTATGATCTGATCATCAAAAACACGGTGCCTTGATGGCATATTATCCTGAAGACCGAATTGCTCGCATGAAAGAGTTGATGAAACCCATTGACTCGCAGATCATGATGTGCGATGATGTGCAAGATTTGTTTGCTTTGGCTTCGGCAATGGCCGTTACTTCAAAAAACATATTTGTCAAACAGTTAGGCGAACAAGGTACGAAAGAAATTTTTCGTGAACTTATTAAGGATTTGTAATGTCAGAATATTTGTGGGTGGAAAAGTATAGACCTCATACTGTGGCGGATTGTATTCTTCCTGATCGTATCAAGAACGTATTCCAAGAGTATGTTGATCAGGGTAATGTTCCTAACCTGATGCTCACTGGTTCCGCCGGTGTGGGTAAGACCACTATTGCTAAGGCGGTATGTGAGCAACTTGGATTAAATCACCTGTTCATCAACTCTTCCGAAGAGCGCGGTATAGATATGCTGCGCACTAGGATTAAAGGATATGCATCAACGATTTCGTTGACCGGCGGACGCAAGGTCATCATTTTAGATGAGGCAGATTACCTGACACCTGAAGCTCAAGCAGGTTTGCGTGGTGCTATTGAAGAATTCAGTGAAAATTGTTCTTTCATTTTCACTTGTAACTTCAAGTCTAGATTGATTGATGCGTTGCATTCTAGATGTTCTGTCATCGACTTCAGTCTTAAGGCAGAAGAAAAGCCTAGAATGGCTGCACAGTTATTTTCGCGACTGTCGATTATTCTCAACAAAGAAGGTGTTGAATATGATAAACAAGTTCTTGTCAAGATTGTCGAGAAACATTTCCCTGATTATCGCAGGACTCTCAACGAGCTTCAGCGTTATTCCGCATCTGGTGCTATTGATGCTGGTACTCTTTCTCAGGTTTCAGATGTAAGAAAGATATCGGAACTTGTTGGTTATCTTAAAGAAGGTAACTTCAGTGAGATGCGTAAGTGGGTTGTGGCCAACTCCGACATTGAACCTGCGCGAATCTATCGTAAAATATATGATTCACTATATGAGTATTTTAAACCCGAATGTATACCGCAGGCGGTTGTGATCATATCTAGATACCAGTATCAAAGTGCCTTTGTGGCTGATCAGGAAATTAACCTCGTCTCCTGTCTGACAGAAATTATGGTTGATTGTGAATTTGTTTGATAGAGGAGAAAAAATATGTATAATATTGAAAGAATGGGTAAAGCAGGAGAAAGTATTATAACAAATTACTTTAGTAGAAAAGGTATGATAGTTGAAGTCTCTGTTAACCAATTTGATTCTGAGAAAGATATGATTGTTGAAGGTAAACATGTCGAAGTCAAGACTCAAGTTCCTTTTGTGACGAAAGACAGCTTTTCTATTAGGGAAAATCAACTCAAAAAGTGTAAAAACGCATATGAAGTATACTTCATTTCTGTTCCAACCTCAAAGAAGCATTTCTCTGAGGGTAAAGTTTATGTGATCAGGGGAGACCAATTGCAGTATAAGAATCATAAGACTAAGGACGGTAGAAAAATGATTTTGATACCTATAAATCAACAAGATATGAAAGAGGTTTTTGAAATCAGTGATGCTGAAAAGAAGCTGCTTACACAATATTCATCGAGCAATTGGAAATAATGACTGACCTATTCAAGGATATCATACCATCAATTCTACAGAATAAGAAATCTGTGATAAACGAAGAAAACGAAGGGGATTATGTTCCCTTCGTCGTTAACAAGGCTCTTTCTTTTCATAAAGATTGTGTTTTGTATGCAAATGAAATGAATAAACTACCCAATACTGACAAGGTTCTTCAATACCAATACCTTCTAAATACTATACGCGGCTATAAACGTCCGTTTCAAAAGTGGCATAAGAAAGAGACAATTGAGAACCTGAATGCTGTAAAAGAGTATTATCAGTACTCAAATGAGAAAGCCAAGGAAGCTCTGTCTGTTCTGTCTGATGACCAACTTAATGAAATAAAAAAGAAGTTATTCAAAGGTGGTTTGGATGAGAAACATAGAAGAACTGGTAGAGGTGACACTAAAAGAACCCGATGACTTCCTAAAAGTCAGAGAAACGCTTTCCCGTATAGGAGTTGCCTCTAAGAAAGATAAAACTTTATATCAATCCTGTCACATACTACATAAGCAGGGTAGATACTATATTTTACATTTTAAAGAGTTATTTTTGCTTGATGGTAAACCCTCAGATTTCACAGAAGAAGACATTGGTAGAAGAAATACCATAGTCAATCTTCTGAGTGAATGGAATCTCATAACTCTCGTTGTTCCTGATAAAAGTAAGAATCCGACAGTTCCAATCAGTCTCATAAAGATAATCTCTCATAAAGAGAAGAATGAGTGGACTCTGGTCACTAAATATACAATAGGAAAGAAACGTAGAGAAGAATAATGGCCCAGTTTCGTAAAGATACAAATCAATATTTGAATGATGGAAAAACCATCTTCGAAGTGGTCATGTTGGCTGACCAATATGGTAATGTTATCGGACCTGCTAATCCTTCTGGTATGGCTGTCGATGCTTTTGGTAGAGCCAGAACTTCACAACCTTTAACATTGTTCGATTCTTTTCATCGTTATCAAGACAATGGTAAGATTGGTACTGCCAATTCAGCATTTGATAGTTACTATACACACGATGCAAACTCTTCATCGATTATATGTCATGTGGGTACTTCAAACGGCGCCTACGTATATCGCGAATCTTCTCGCGTGTTTGCTTATCAACCAGGTAAGTCTTTACAGATTCTTCAGACATATGTTATGGCTCCGGCACAAACAGGTCTGAGACAACGATATGGATATTTTGGTACAAACAACGGTGTCTTTATAGAACAAGACGGACAAAATCTATATTTCGTTATTAGAAACGGCTCATCTGGCACAGTTGTAGAAAATAGAGTTGCACAGGCCGATTGGAATGTTGATACACTAGATGGTAGTAATATCTCACCATCACCAGAAAGCACTTCTACACAAAATAGAAATCCGTCTGGCCTTACACTTGATATGACCAAGGCACAGATTATGTTTATGGACATCGAATGGTTGGGTCTAGGTACGGTAAGATGTGGGTTTGTTATTAACGGTCGATTCATACATTGTCACTCATTCAATCACTCCAACATCATTTCTTCTCCTTACATGGGAACAGCATGTCTTCCTGTTCGTGCAGAAATTGAGAACACGGCTAATACAGGTAATGCTTCCAATCTTCGAATTGTCTGTACTACTGTCATTTCAGAAGGCGGATATGAACTTCGTGGTAGACCAAGAACCGCAGGACAAAATGCAAATGCTGGGTATGATCTTGCATCGGCTGATACATGGTATCCTATTGCAGCGATCAGATTGAAAAGTGAAAGAGCAGATGCTATAGTTATACCTAAAGACATACATATCGGCGCCGCTTCTGCGTCCGGATCAATCGTCAAATATAAAATAGTCGTTGGTGCAAATGTTGCCGGCGGTGCTTGGATAAGCGCAGGTGACGATTCTTCTGTTCAATATAATATTAATGCCGCATCATTTACAGGCGGCACAGACTATGTTTCTGGATTTGTAACAGTGACTAATCAAGCATCAACACCGGTTTCTTTGGCTGATGGTCTGTTTAAATACCAACTCGAAAGAAATTCTTTCACGGGTGCTAATTCAGTATTCTTGATTGCTGCCCAAACTTCAAAAGCGGGTGATGATGTGTATTCTGCGATTGACTGGGAAGAGGTAACTTAACATAATGGAGATATATTATGACAACT